CATTGCTATCGTAGAAGATTGGGGATCGTATATCAGTTTGGATTGTTACATTACCCGTGTTTGAAATACTTAATCGCTCAGTTTGATTAGTAAATAACCCAAGTCCTGCATAGCCTGACATTACGACTTTTGACGGCTTAAAGGTAACTCCATACTGCTGATGAGCAATCCCGTCATATGTGAATGTGTCGGCCTGATTATAGCCAACTGATTTTTGCCCGAGAGTAATGCCCCCAGCAACAGTCATTAACCCCGAAACATTACAAGTGTTGATGTTTGTCAGGTTACGGCTTGAGTCTATTACTGTAGTGCCGCCAAACTGCAAAGCTCCGGTGTTTATGTTGACGTTACCGCTGGAGCTTATGCGCATGCGTTCAGGGCCATCAACACCAAATACGATTGCAGAACTACCAGTAGTATTTCCTTGATCAGCTTGTATATACAGTTGACCGTTGTTATTTAGTATTCTGTGATAGTGTCCTGCGTTTGCTCCATCAATTTTTATAATAGAACCAATCGAACCTGCGCCAACATTTAAAGTTTTGTAACCATTTACATTGGTAGGCGACACACCAATACCCACGTTGCCTAAATTATCAATAGTCATGTGAGTAGACGTACCGTTTAAGCCACGAAAGATATGGTTGTAGGCATCGTGATAATTATAACTAGGATTAATTAGTATTCGGTTGCCATTAACATGTCTAAAATCTACAGTTCCAATACCTGCGGTGCTTTGATAAACGTCAAGTTTCACACTAGGGCTTGAATCACCAATACCCACGTTGCCGTTGCTTGTAATGCGCATTCGCTCTTTCCACTGATAATCTGCGCCGCCATCGTAGTACATGTTATAAAAAAGCATGTCTCCGTCATAAGCGTTTCCACCAGCAGTAGCAGCAGTAGATAAACCAGCTCTTGGCCTAGTGCCGTTAAGCGTCAGCATGTTTACTTGGTCGTACCAAAATTTATCTTGCGGTAAAGTTCCTGTAGTTGTTACGCTCAAAGGAGAGTAAGGACTTGTGTTACCAATACCCAAATTACCAGCGCCCGATAGAGTCATCTTAGGCGTAGTGTTAGCGTTGGCATAGAAGTTTAAGTTGTTACTTGCGCCGCCAGTTGAGCCTATGTCCCAGTAGGACGAAGCGCCAGTGTTTTCAATGACTCGCAATGCTGAAGGCAGGTTAGCAGATACAGTCTTAGAGTAAGCGTTAATGGTAGCGGCAGAAGTTGCTCCAGTACCAATAGCCAAAGACTCCGCAGACGCATCCCAGAAGAACTTAGGCGTTGTGCCTGTGTCTTCGTAGAAGCTGATGTCGCCGCCTGCGGCTATTCCTAACCTACTTACAGCAGTTGATAAATCGTCATTTAATGAGCGTATTAATAAATTTCCAAATGACCCTCTAAAATCCCAGTTACCATTAGTTACATCTGTTTCACTGAGAATTAATCTAGGCACAGTGCTTGCTACGACCACATCACCATCAACAACAAGCCCATCCATCGTGGCTGTGCCAGTAACGTCTATGCCTGTGGAGGTGGTGGTGAGTTTGGCTGAGTTGTCGTACCACAAAGACACTGCCGCGTCTGTAAACGCCTGAATCATTGTTTCCGTGTCTGCTGAGTTTTTTAATATAAAATCATCAGCAAGTATTTTGATGTTGCCTGTACCTTGGTCGCTAACGTAACTATGAGAACCATCATGATAAATCTGTAGATCGTCACCAGCACCAAACGTAGCCTTGTCATTGTCGCCCAATGCAATGCCGCCGTTGGCTGTGATTTCGCCAGTGCTTGTAAGTGCTGCAAACGTAGGACTGTCAGTAGTAGCAACGCCTTGGTCAAGAGCTTTGACAGCAGTGATGCTAGTCAACTCGCTGTCCATTAAAGCACCAGCGCCTGCTACGTTTGCTGTGTCCGTAACGTCTGCACCAGCTTCAATGCCGTCTAGTTTAGACTCGTCAGCATCTGTAAACGCATTAGTATTTGCATTGCTTTCATACGCTGTCTTAATCTCTGCCGCAGTCTGGTCAGCAGTTGCACCAGCTTCAATGCCGTCTAGCTTTGCGCCATCAGCAGCTACATCACGACCGTCTACAGTGCCGTCAGTAGTTAGGTTGCCAGAAATAACCGGAGTAGCTAGAGTTTTATTGCTAAGGGTTTGTGTACCAGTAAGCGTAGCTACAGTAGAGTCTATAGCCATTGTTACGCTGTTACCAGAAGCAGTAGAGTCGATGCCCGTACCGCCTAGAAGACTCAGAGCTTCGCTGTCTAAGTCAATTGAAATGCTTGTAGTACCATCCGTTACATCCAAGTCCTGTGCTGTTACTTGTGAGTCAACGTAGGCTTTAATTGATTGTTGTGTTGCAAGCTTGGTAGCGCTGTTGCTTGCCATGTCGTCTTCATCTTTAATGCCAGTAACAGTTGCGCCGTCACCTGCAATATTAAGAGAAGTACTTGCTGTTACTACTGGAGCTGTCAGTGTTCCCGTAAAGGTAGGACTAGCACTGTTTGACTTAGTAGCCACTGCTGTAGCAATGTTATTGAACTCTGTATCAATCTCAGTTCCTTTAACAATCTTAGCAGGGTTGCCAGAAGGTAACGCATCTTTAGTAGAAAAGTTTGTAGTTTTTGTATAATTAGACATCAAGACACCTGTAAAATGCTAGGAAGAACAAAAGAATAAGGAAAAGGGGACTCCGAAGAATCCCCCATCCAGTTGTATTAGCCTTGGACAGCTAGTACGAGACCTGCTTCTGGACGTAGTACCTGAGTACCGTACAGAGTATCAGCAGTGTAAAGAGTACCGAGGAACTCCTGCTTGTACTGAGTCTGAGAGCGAATAGCTTGCTGCTCGGCCAGTACCATAGTGTCTTTGTGGATCAACTCAGCACCACGAACACCAGTTTCCAGTGTTGGGCAGTTAGTTGAAACGTATACGTCAACACCGTAAAGGTTACCAATCTTACCGTTTTGTACGCCTTTGCCGTCTACGAAATCAGAAGACATATAACGATCAATGCCCATGATAGCGTTACGCAGTGAAGGAGGTACAACGAATGCACGATTGTCCATAGGAACGTCTGCATCGTCCATGTTCTGAATGAGGCTACGGAAAGCAGCGTCAGTGAACGGGTTGATGTCAGCAGTGCCGTCAGCATCGTAGGCTTCTAGAGCGCCACCAGCAGTGATCTGGAAAGACCCGCTGTGTACCCAAGAAGAACCGTTGCCGTCGCCGAAAGACTTACCAAGAGCAAACAGATCAGTGTCTACTTGCTTGGCTAGGCCGTAACCTGCATCGCCGGTATAGAACTGACGCAATGAAGCGAGAGCCTGTACTTCGGTGATGTCTTCGATTAAACGAGAGAACTCGTAGTGCTTGTTGATGTTAACCAAAACTTCTGTCTCAACGTTGCTCTGAATAGTGACAGCAGTCTGAGCTGCTTTCTCACTGGCAGTGCCACGAATAGGCTTAGGAATGTGGATAACGTCGCCTTTCTTGCCAGACATGCTCATTTTCTTAACGAGGTTAGCCAGAACAAGGTTGCTTTTGTAAGCAGCAATTACTTCATCGCTCCAGATTTCTGGAATGAATTTAGCTGCGCTAGTGTTGTCTACTGCTCCGCCCATAGCGGGATATACTGAAGTTGCCATAATAAATAGTCCTTAATGAAAAGTAATTAACGGACTCTCTTCTCGGCATAAGCCCTCTCAATTTCTGGAGATAAAGCTAAATACCGTTCGGGATCGTCCTGCATAAGTTTAATAATGTCCGAACGTCTATAAATCTTTTTAGAAGCTGGTTCTCCACTACCTTGTGTGCTACCAGTAGAAGCTGCTTTAAGAGCTGTCTTTCGACTGTCGCGCTCACTTGCAACTGCATTTCCTACAGCTTGTTGACGTTCTTTCCAGTTAGTGAAAAGTTCATCTGCTGCCTCGTGATCATACTGCCTGTCTGCCTGAGCAAAGAGCTGTGTACGAATCTTAGATCCTTTAATCCATTCACCAAATTTAGGGTCTTGCAAAATTGCTTGCATGTCGGGATGACGTTGTTGCAAAGCGCTTAATGCGTTAGACTTCTGGTACTGCTGTGTTTGAGCTTCAGCAGCTTTGATGGAAGGATGATTCTTAATAGCTCTCTCGACTGCCTTGTCGGGATCAGAGAAAAAATCTATTTCTTCTTCGGGTTCTTGGGTTGCTTTTGGTGCGTCGAGTTGTGTCTGAATGTAGCTATCAACAACAGAACGTAATTCCCCTACTTCTGAGCTTTGTCTGCCAAGGAGCTTTTCAGCCTCTTGATGCATCCGTACAATTTCTGTAACGCTCTTTCCTTGGTACTTCTCGGGAATTTCTTCTTCTTGAGGAGTTGTCTCTTCTGGAGCTTCCTCTTGTTTCATTTCTTCGTTGTTAATATCTTCGTCGTCAAGACGCTCGTCAATTAATGTTGCCATTATTAAACTCCGTGAGTATTCTCATTATGGAGGTGTATTGTGTAGAAGGCTTCTTTGTTAAGAGTTGGCCTTCCGTTCTTGCTTCAGTTTCTGTTCGCGCTGCCTAACCCACTTCGCAGTAGCACCCATGAAATCACCAGAAATAGGATCAAGGGCAGAACGTACAGGAGATTGAATTCTTTTAGCTATCTTTTGACAGTGTGGACAAGGAATTTCCCTAGTGTCCGAAGAGACTAGGCGTTCCTCTATGTGTCCACCTGAACATTCAAAATCAAATAACAAAGCCATTATTCAGCGTCGTCTTCTTCATTTGCTTGTTCTTCTGCTGCCGTGATTTGAGATTCTAAGTTGACCAAGTTAGCTATAACTGACAATTGACCTTTACGGAAGTACAAATCATTGCTATCTTTAGTGGCCTCAACTGAGTTTACAATACTAGCATTTCCTACTAGATCTTCTAAAAGCTGTTTCCAGCCTGTTGACATAAATAAGTCGTGGTAGTTGTTATAATACTTCTCAAGTTCTGGGTCTATCATACTGTTTCTCCATTAGGACAGTTATTTTATATGTGCTTACATTATACCACATTATTGATACAATGTCAAGCTTTATTTTCTCTTTTTACCTGCTTTTTGCAAGGCGATAGCAACAGCCTGCTTCTGGGGCTTACCTTCCTTCTTGAGAGTCTTGAT